TAGTGAGGCTGCTAAATTTGGTTTGTCACCTGAACTTTTTCTTACACAAGTAATCAACGAACAAACAAAATTGTTTTTTGAAGAAGACGAAGAATCCAAAGTCAGTATGTATGATGAACAAATTAATAAAAGTATTGAAGCATTTGAAAAAGCAGATGCAACACAAAAATTTAAAGATTCAACCGATACTTTCAAAAAACGAAGAAGTGTTTTTCAGGATTATTTACTAGAAAATCCTCAATACAGAGATGCAGCTCAGGATAGTTTTCAATTTAATGCATTAGCAAATGAAATGGCTGATCGCCTAAAAAACTATGACAGTATTGAAGATTTTGAAGCAGACACAGATATTCAAAGAGACATTGATACTATTGTGGAAAGGTTAGACCCTGACGCTCCACCATCTTTTCCGACACAAATTGAAGGGCCTGATGGACAAATGATTCAAATTCCTGGATTAGTTGCCAGACCAGCACCAACACCAAATCCATTTACTTTAGATTCTATCAATCAACAAATTTTAGAAATGGCTGTAGACAGACCTGAGTTAGCTAAGTTCATACAAGAACAAGTAGCTTTGCCAGGATTTGAAGAAAGATTCAGGCAGGTTGCTGTACCTCAACTTGATGAGGAAGCATATAGCGAAGCGTTTGCTTTAGACCCATCAGTATCTGAAGAGCTAGAAATTGCCAAACAAGAAATTTCAGATATAGAAAAGACTATGCGAATAGAAGCACAAGAAGATGTTGATGAGGCTGCGCAGGGTATGCAACAACAAATCGATCAGGAAAGACAAAGTCGATTAAATGAATTGCGTCAAACAGAAAAGATGTATTCAGGACAAACTGGACTAGACCCTGAAGTCAGGCAGTCTGTCAGAGAAAGACTGACAACTCCTGCTCAAACAATCGGTGAATTCTTTGCACAGGAATTACCCGGATTTGAAAGAAGATTTGAAGAGTCTCCTTTCTTCAGGTTAGAACAGGAAAGAAAAGAAAGAGAAGACGAACAACGCAGAAGACCACTACTAAGGACAGGTGGCAGAGGTAGAACTGTAGTTACAAGAGGGAGAAGATAATGCCAGGAGCATCAGAATTTCTTAAGAAAAAACCAGTAAGTGCAGGACCTACTCCACCTCCTGCAGCACCTGTGGATGAACCACAACAGCAAGACTCATTTGATTTTAGCCGTTACATAACAGATCCACGAGATGGATTAATTGAAACAAGCAGAGATAACTATGCGTTTTTAACAAGTTCCAGAATAATACCAGGTGACACTAATGTAGAACCTACTGAAAGTAGAGGTCCTAAGATTGTTGGAGGTAAAGAAGTATTTGAAACACAGGGATTAACAACTAGAAACCTTTATGAGCCTTATACAGATCCTGCGACAGGTTTAGAAGAACCAGGCACTAGATATCAACCCACAACTGAAGAGCTAAATACCCTTGATGCCTATGGGCTACTTTTTGACCCTGCAAATGACAATATGCCACTTTATCCTTTGACTGATGAATTCAAGCGTCAGGGCAGAAATCCTTTATTAGGGGCAGCAGGATTAGGACTAGAAATTGGATTTGGAGCTTTTGAAGAAGGCATTAAGCAATCTCGACTAGCATCAGAAAAAGCTTTGCGTTTTACAAGAGGGAATGAAATTTTTGGTGGAAGGGCATTTGGTCATGAGTTAGGTTGGACTGATAAAGAGGCTGAAACATATAAATACTACATGGATCAATTCAGGGAAGAAAATGGCAGAGAACCTGACCTTTATGAAGAGCGATTGATTTTTGATAAATCCTTTCATGCTCCTGGAATTAATTTACCTTTTTCAAAAATAAATGTGCCTTTAACTGATATGACAATAGATGACTACGACTTTACTGGAAGAAGCGCATATACCCTAATAGGGGAATTATCAGTTCCAATGAGATATGTGGATGATATTGCAGGAGCTGTTTTAAAAAGTGGATTTGATGGAATTAAAAGCATAAAGGGAACGGTTTTCCCTTCTAGCACTGCTTCAGACACACCTGGTATTGCACCTGACACAATTACTGTAATTAACAAACCTAAAGATAATGTTTTTGATATGCCTGATATAAAAACCAGTCAAACAAAACAAGAAATAGCTAGAACAGTAATAATAGATAATTCAAGCACAAAAAGCATAAAGAATACTGTAACTAATTTATTCAGGATAATACACGAAAGAGGTATAACTAGAGGTGAAAGTTTAGGAGCTACAATCTCCAGTACTACTGATCAACAGATGAAAAATGTTTTTGAAGTAGATGGAGGATTCGATGAATTTGGTGGAATCGTTTCCCTACCCAAAGATGAATTTGGGTTTCACCCTACGATAGCTGACGCTGCTGCTGATTTAGCAAGATACAGTAATGATATGAGTCAGGAACAACTTTCTGCATTTTTAAAATTAAGAGATAGATTAGCTGCAATAGAAAGGTCGCAAGTAGAGGCTGGGGTAAAAATAGAACTTAACTCCAGGCATGACATAAAAGAAGGTGGTTTCTATGTTCCAAGAGGTTCGACCTTTGATGAGACGGCTGAAGCAGCAAGTACAGGTGGTGGCAGAAACAAAGGTGGCTCTTCATATCTAAAAGACGCAACTCAGGAAACTCAGGCTGCAGGTATGAGAGAAGGAATTGTGTACAAAAGTTTTCGTGATGCTATGAACGATCACGTTAAAGAGGTTGGTAGAAAAACTTCTAGATCATGGGCAGCAAGAGCTTTAAACAATATTAAAGACGCAGATGGCAAACCAATCAGTACTTCACTTGAGGCAAGGCTTTCACAATTTAATGTTATAGAACAGGGAAGAATTCTAAAAGACAGAATCAACACTTTAAGATTGCAGATAAATTCTCAAACAGTAAGAGCAAAAGAACGCACTAAGGTTTCTAAAAAAGCTGACAGAAAAAAATCACAAACTGAAGAGAGTGCAGACAGAGAACTAGACAGATTAGCTAAAAATCAAAAGGCTACTTTAGAGGACGCTAATATCAAAGTAGTAGAAGCTGCTTTCAGAAGACTAGAAGCTGAGGATGCAATAAAGGGTGGTAGAGATTCAACTCCTGAAGGCAGGGAATTCAGAGCTTTAGTCAAAGAGGCAAAACTTACAATCAACAGAAGTATTGGTGAAGGGCAAAGATTAGTGAGGTTGGCAACTCTTAATACCAGAAGAGCGCAAGATATTAAAAGTGTAGAAAAAAAATTAATACGACAGGTAATTAAAATAGCTGACGAACTAGATGAGATAGTCAAAGAAACAAACTTCCTTGAAGAAAGCGTAAATGAAAATTGGTTTTTAAATAAATCACAGGCTGAGCTGAATGATATGTGGGGTTTGTACAGAAGACTTATAAAAGCTGATGAAAAACTCAACAAAAAAATTGATGAAGCAGATTTTAAATTTGAAGTTCTAGAAGAAAGATTAGAAGAAACTGACGTTATGAAAGAACTGCTTGATGAAGCAAGTGCCGTTGAAGTAGAAAAAAGACATCAAGCAAACGAAATACTTAGAAAAAATGCTTTAGCAGAAAGGCAGTTAGAAAGACTTAAAGCAACTCAACGAATGAGAGAGTTAGAACAAAAAACTATAATCAAACAACAAAAGAAACTTTCTAACAGGGATCTAAACAGAATAACCAGGCAAATCACTGAAGCAGGTGGTGAAGCCGACAACCTTGAAACCGAAGCTATTGAAGCATGGATTCGTGTACAGGAATTAGTAGACGAACAAGATGCTCTCAGAATGGAATACGAAGACATTGCAAACGAAATAGCTTCTGCACGAAGACAGGCAGCAGGACCAGGGAAAAACAAACTCTTTATAGATTTACCAGAATTACGAGGCACTTCTTTTCCTGAACGACTAGCATCAGGTATTAACAAAGTGATGGAAAAAGAAATAAGCGTATTCGGTAAAGGTGCTAATGTTATTAGAGCCTATCTTTCCTACAACAGGCTTTACCGTCAGTTAACTGCTACTGGAGATGACAGTGCGTTGTGGATTCACGGTGTGCTTAGAATGGCCGATGATCCTAAAGGGGCAACACAGGATTTTCTTTGGCACTTAAAAGCGTACCAAGCTGATGGAGATAAAATTCTAGGTGCTTACATAAATGATTTTGATCAAAAAGCATTGAATAATAAGAGGCTGACTTCAGATTTATGGGCGCAATATGGACTAAGAGTCGGTGGTGTTGATACCGAGTATCAATTAGGTGTGGGATCTACTAAGTTTATACAGGCTGTTCCTGGAGTCAGGAATGTAGCAAACTTGTCTAACCGATTGTTTGGTTTCCTAGGTGACAGGATGCGTCTTGAGATGGCAAACGGTGAACTCGACAGATTGTTACTTGAAGGAAGAACACTAGATGAAATTAGAAACTCTGATTTAATTTATGAAATTACAGATGCCATAAACAGTGCTACAGGTTACTCGTCTACAAAGTACGGTGGTGACATTGCAGACATGGTTACATATGCACCAAGGTTTTTTCAGGCAAGAATTGAAAACCTATATCGTGCAACTATAGGAATCGCAAAAGATCCTGCAGGTGCTGCTATAGAAGCTGTACCAGGTGGCCGAGCAATAACAAGAAACAGAACAACAAGTCCTTTGAAAGTAGCTGAAAAAGAAAGAGTAGCAAGAAGAGCTATGCTCAGATTGTTGTCAGGAGCTGTTACTTTAACTTATGCAGCAAATGCAACACGAGGATACGAAACTGATTTCAATATTTTTTCAAAAGATAACAAAGGTAACTGGAACTACAATTCCAATTTTTTGAGAATTCAAAATGTATTAGGTCAGGACATATCTTTGTTAGGTCCATACGATTCTCTACTTAGGTTAATGATTACAACAGGTTCAGGAACTTATCATCTTGGCAGAGGTGGAAATCCACTAGATGGACTTAAAGGTATAGCTGCAGGCCCAATCAGCCAAATCAACACACTTTTTTTAACTAACGAACAATTTGACGGCACACCTATTGAAGGTAAGTTTATTCCTGGTACTCAACTTCCTGAACAGCCTGATGCACTAGATAGAGCTCTTGCAAAAGGAGGTTGGTATATCGAATCATTTTTACCGTTTGCATCTGAGGGATTCACAAGATTCGGTGAGTTTATGGATAAGGGTGAAACTGCAAATGCTTTTGGTAGTTTGCCTTTAAGTTACTACGCAGTAAAAAGTAGTCCCTCTAGCTACACTGATACTATGAGATTAGTGGCTATGGAATTTATCCGAGAAGGTACTGAAAGCCCTACTGCTACAGAAGGTGGTCCTAAATGGGGATTCCAAAACTACACACCTGAAAATCCTTTTGATGAAAGTTTTAAACTCGAAAACTTGAGCAAAGGTGAGCGAGACATACTATCCCAAGACCCAAGGGTACAGGCAGCACTCGAAAAACTTAGTGCAAAAGTTCCTGATGATCTTTCAAGAGCATTCTCAGAATTAGAGCAAATCTTTATTGCTAATGAACAAGACCTTCTCGTATCGATTGAAGGTGACGCATATCCCAACATAATTGCAGGTCAGATACAGGAACTGAAAAAGAAAAACGCACAGTCGTATGAAGATTTTGAAGTAGCAAACAAAGAACTATTAGAAGAGAAAGAAAAAATAAAAGAAACCAAATTTGAGGTTAGAGCAGATTACTGGGGAAACAGATTAAGCGAAGTAGAAATTAGTATAGATGTTCAAACAGGGTTTATTGACTATGAAAAATTTGAGAAGGACAGAGAATTTGTAATTTCGTTAGCTGCTGAAGAAGATGAAAGATTCAGAACATATTTGGAAGGTACAGGCCCAGGAACATATTCAGGTGAAAGATATGAGAATGAACAGGTACGTCAGGCAGTTGAAGAGTACGAAACCTTTTTAGAAGAAATGGCAAGACCTTACTTTGATATAGATTTGCGTGTAGCAAAAATGATTAATCAAGAAGAGATTTACAGAAAATATTTAGAGTCTCCTAATAAATCTCAATTTAAAAGCCCATTAATTGGTGACAACAAACAGCCACTCATAGACATAATTAAGAACTTAGCAAATGACCAAAGAACTCTCTTGCTTGCAAAAGACCCACTATTAGAAGCTAATTTGTATATGTATGGATTAACTTCTGGCATTCCTAAATCTGGCTTGGTAAACAAAATGATGATTGAACTCAAGAAAGAATCAGGTTCTGAACAAATAGATACCAGAAGAATAAAGGACTACATTGACCAAGGGTTCTTTGAAGGACCACAGTACGACTAATGGTAACAACTGATAAAGGAATAAGATGTCCTGGATGCAATAAGAAAATTGCAGAAAAGTTAGTTGGTGAATTATGGACAAGGTGTGTGAGATGCAAAAGAAGTATTCACATTCGCTTTGACAGAAATGGATATAAGGTTTTAGACTAAGAGCAAAATTAAATAAAGTTACAGTGCGCAAGTCGCCATGAGTTAATTCTCAGGCGGCTTTTTTTTGTTTTAAAAAAGGGGTAGTAAATGACATTACAGAACTCGACAGCAGGATTTGATGAACCAGTACAACCTAGTACAAATGGAACAGGCGACCTTGCTCAGAATGAATCTGCGACTCCCTCGGCAGAGGCAGAACCAGTGACATCACAAGAGCAACAACCCACCATGGAATCCCTGCAACAGCAGATTCAACAGATGCGTGAAGACCTTGAAAAAGGTAATAGGGACTACTCTGCTCTAAATGGCCGATACAAAAAGGCTATGGAAGAGAAATCATCTACGGATGAAATTGCTGACTCGATTGCAGCTCTGACAGGGACAGTCAATGCTCTAATAAAGCACCAGGCTACTCAGGATGAGCAAGTGTTAGCTGAGGAGCTTGAGAAAGTTCAGGCAGATACAGTTAACAGAACATCGAGTCGATCCTTTCAGAACGCATCGGCTGAAATGGTTCGTGAGATAACAGACACAGTTGAAGAACTGGGACTCAACCTTGAACAATCCGAAGAACTCGCAGACTTCAGGGCTTTGTGGACACCAGCCTATCAAAATAATGATATCTCAGGACTATATGCAGCATACGCAGAATTCTTGAAAGTCGCTAGACGATTGGAGAGAAGTAAGCGTGAAACTGAAGTTGAGGCAACTCGAAGAACAGCAGAGGAAGAGAGGCGAAAACAGAACGAGGAACTTGGTATAAACGACCTGGATTCAGGTGTAGGTATGCCAGTATCTCCTAATGGCAACTCTTTACTTACCAGGCTTGGAAATTCTGAGACTTCAGTTACTAGAGATGAAATAGCACAAGCTGCCGAGCAAATGAAAAAGCTCGGCATTAGATTTTAATTAGGAGAATTAAATGGCAATCGGAAATACTATTACTGATTCGTTAGCTGATTCGATTCCTACTATGATTGCATCTGCAAGAATTGTCAGGGAATTTGCTGGCGTAATGCCTAACCTTGTTGACCGACAAAGGTTAGACGAAAACACAGGTACTGTCTGGAATGAAGTTGCAATGTCAAAGTTGTCAGCTCAGGCAGTTACAGAAAATACAGAACTAGACAACCCACAACAAATGGAAGATACCCTCATGAGTATCACTCCTACAGTTATCGGTGTACATACTGTTATCACCGACAGGGTTGCTTTAAGAATTAGTGCGAATGCGTATGCCCAAACAGGGTCACTCGCCCAAAATGCCATAGAAAGAAAGAAGGATGAAGATGGTTTAACAGCTATTGATGGAGCTACAACCTCTTTAGGTGACTCAAACGCACTAGACTCAGGAACAATAGCTGCTGCAGCTTACAGGATAACTTCTAACACAACAGAACCAGCTCCTGCTAATGCTCCAATTAATGCTGTTTTTCATGGTTTTCAGTTGAAAGATATCGATGATGAATTGATTAATGCAGGTATAACTGCTACTGACGGATCAGGTGCACTGTTAACTGATGGTGTAGCTGTAGAGGCTTACCAAAACAGATACAGAGGAACTATTGCTGGTGCAAGACTTTATGAAGATGGCAACTTAACCATCGTATCAGACCTTGCTAAAGGTGGAGTTTTCTCACAGATGGCTTTGGTATTAGTAGAAGGTCGATCACCTTACATCGAAACTAAGAGATTACCTGAACTTGGTGGTGGAGCTACAGCAATGTACCACTATGACGAGTACGCATATGGTGAGCGTGGTTCAGGTCAATGGCTTTATGAAGTGAAGTCAGACGCAGCATTGCCAACTAGCTAATGAATGAAAGAAGAAGGATTTGGTCAGAGAAACATGGGCCAATTCCGAAAGGGTGGGTCGTTCATAACATGAACGGCAATATGGGGGATAACAGGTTAGATAACCTAGCTTGTATCCCTCGTAAAACAGACAACATAAGTCAAGTAATCGCTCCCTACAGGGAACGAATAAAAAAATTAGAGCAAAAGCTCGAGGAGAATTTGTAAGATGGCACAAACTGGATATGGAAGAATAAATATTTTTGAAGACTTTCTTGGTGGCGAAGATATCGTTGCTAACACTGCTGCAACAAGAAGTTATGGTGGTTCAGGACTAAGAGTTCTCGGACAAGGAATTTCAGAAACAGACTCAGGAATTGTAGCAGGTGAAACTGATGCTAATAACGGAGTCGGTATTTTAACAACAACAAACGAAGCAGATCACTCTTGTGGTGTTGCAACATCTCAGTCGTTTGTAGTTGGCAAAATGGGAACAATAGTAGCTGAATGTAGAGTTCAGTTTCCTGATCTTGATACTAAAGAATTTTACTTTGGTTTATCCAATGAAAACGAAGATGCTGAAAATTTACAAGGATCTACTATTCATGGTGAAACGGCTACGATCACTTTGTCTGCGTCAAATCTTTGTGGATTCTTGTTATCTGCTGAACTAACAGATGACGAAGACTGGCACATGGTTTACAACGGAGGAACAACTACTGGAGAAACAACATCAACAAATATTGATGCTGATGTCGATGCAGTAGCTGGAGAGTACGACATTCTCAGAGTTGAAGTTGCAATCAATGGAACTGCTAGATGGTACATCAATGGTGTGCTAAAGCAGACTGTAGAAAATGCTATATCAACTACTGAAGAACTTTGTGTGATAGCAATGGTAGAAGCTAAAACTGCTGCTATTGAATATGCATGGATTGATTACATAGCAATCGAAGCTAATAGAGATTGGACTGAATAAAGTAAATGGTTTCCAGGATTGAATTATCCAGTACCGAAATCATGGGTCATGAGCCTTGTTATTACATTTCAGAGATGAATAAACAGGCTCATGATTCTTCAGGTTTCAGAAGATTTCAAACAATAACTGTTATTAGAAATGACAGGAAGGTGAAATTTGAAAGAGACATCGGAGACTCAAGATTATTCGGTGAACAATTTCAATTAGTCTGTGGAGTTCCAAATGGTAAGGGTGGTGGCGAAGCACTATATACAGTAGAGGAAGCTATAAGGATGGCTCAAACCATGAACCTCAAGCCCCCTGAAATGTCTCAAAGAAAGCCAAGAGATTTAAGACAAATGTATTTGGACAACATAGAAGAAAGAAATAAAAGGAAAAAGGGGTTGAGTGTATTTGGCCCTAAATTCAAAAAGGAGCGAACCTGATGGTAGAAAACAATGAAGTATCTATCCAAGAACAGTTGAGAGATGCAGAGGTTGCAGAAGAGCCTGGAAACATGAAGCAAGGTGCTGTGGTTGGAAATTCTAATGGAATGGCAATGACAGCAACAGAACTACATAGTGCAGGTTATGCGTATGTCTACGATAACTTTACAGGAGATCGCTCTGTAGTAAACAGAAATATGTTGCCTCAACAATTACAGAAAAGACGAGCAGATGGCTCTTATGCATTTACTACAAAAAAACCTGAAGGAATCGTTCCTGTTGTAGGAAAACTAAAATGTCGTTTGCACAAAGATGACCCTGATAGAGAACTTTTTGATTCTTGGGGTCTTCCCTACTGCACTAAAGAAAATTTAACAGCCTCTCATGATTTGAGAGTCCATATGGAAAGACGGCATAGAAGAGAATGGGCAACCATCGATGGCGAAAACAAAGTAAAGGAAAAACAAGAAGAACAAGCTAAAGACAACTTGTTAGCTGAGGCTATCAAGGAACTCGCAGCTTCAAATAGAGCAAGCAATAACAGGAGAACTAATAATGGCGAAAAATAATTTTTCTCCCATACCCAATTCGCTAGTGACTCATGCTGTAACAGACTCAGCAACATCGCTGACAGCACCAGCTAGTGCGAAATACGCTGAGGGTTATGTCAGAACTAACAGTGTTACTGAAACTCGTGATGGAACTGCTCCTACAAATACTAAAGGTAGGACTTGGGCAGCAGGAGACATAATAGTTTTAAGATCAAGAGATGAAGTTACAGGATTTCAGGTCATAAGGCAGAACGATTCTAACGCTGCCACTATAGACTTTGAGTTTTGGAACAAAGTGCCAGGTATGAACTAATGGCAGGGATACTATTACCAGGAAGTGCTAGACCAGGTGGTGGAGACATCGAGGGCGTAACAGCAGGAGATGGATTGTCAGGTGGTGGAGCTAGTGGTTCTGTAACTGTAACACTCGATCTTAATGAGCTGACAGCAGCAGCAGTTGCTGATGGTGACTTTATTGCAATTATTGATGCTAATGATTCCAATGCTTCAAGAAAAGAAGCAGTCGCTGACTTGGCCACTTTATTTGCAGGTACAGGGTTAACAGCTTCTAGTTCTGTGATTTCTGTAGACGATAGTACGGCATCTTCAAAAGGTGCTGTTATTGTCGCAGGGGGTGATGGAGCTGCAGTAAGTTACAGCTCAGGTACAGCAACAGTTGCAGTAGATTTAGGTACTAATCCTGGACTAGAAATCGCCAGTAACAAACTGCAAATAGCTAAAGGTATCAGCCAACACGATGTGGCTCAATTTGCAGCAGGTGTAGATGACAATGACTTTCTCAGAATTGATGGAACTGTGGTTGAAGGTTTAAGTGCAGCAGAAACTTTATCTGCTATAGGTGCAGCTCCTGCAGCAGGTGATGGAAACATATTAACAACAGGTGCATTGGATTCAGGATCTATTACATCAGGATTCGGTGCTATCGATAATGGAACTTCCAATATTAGAACAGCAACATTTACTGCTGAAACGGCAGTTGTTCCAGATGCTGCTAGTGGTGCTACTTTAGGTACTACATCTCTGGAATGGGGACATCTATATATTGGGGATGACCAAAAGATTTATCTTGGTGATGGTCAGGATGTGAGTCTTGAGTATGACGAGGATGGAACAGACCAATTAAGAATTGCAGGTGCAACAGTTTTTGAGAATGATATGGAAATTGCTGATTCTAAATTTATTGAGTTTGCATCAGCTGCAGGAACACCAAATGCAGACAACTCTGTACAGGGAATTGTAATTGAATTTCTTGCAACAGAAGCAATTACGCAGTTTGATGCTGTATATGTAAGCACAACTACAGGCCGAGTCGGTAGGGCTGATGCTAACGATGCTAACAAATTACCTGCAATAGGAATTGCTATTGAGGCACAAGGTAGTGCTGGAAGTTCTGTAAGAGTTCTTACTCATGGAGTGTACAGAGATGATGGTGGATTTGGAGGGAACATGACTGTAGGTGCTGATTTATATGTCAGTGAGACTCCAGGAACATTAACAACAACTGCACCTGGTGACGATGGAGACTTTGTTCAGCTTATGGGTGTCGCTATCGGAGTTAGGTCTGCATTTATTAATCCTGACTTCACAATTATAGAACACGCTTAATGGCTAACGAAATAGAGAAGGTCAACACCATAGCAATAGCAGACATTGAGAAAATCAATGGCAAGACTGATGACAACATTGAAAAGTTAAATGCTCTTGAGTTTGCAGGTGTTGTAGACCCTCTATTTGCAGGAACTAGGGCTGTACTAGGTGGAGGGCAAGATGGTACTAGTTCAGAAACTCCAATTAATGTAATCCAATACAAAACTGTCACTACAGATGGAAACACATTTGACTTTGGTGATTTGCAAAGTGCTAGATTTGGATTAAAAGGTTCAGGTTCAAATATAACTTTAGGAATATTTGCTGGTGGTAAAACATCATCATCTAATAACGTAACAGATACTGACAAAATTACTGTTGCTACAACTGGCAGTGAAGCTGATTTTGCAGACCTTGAAGTTGGTGCTCGTATGGGTGGTGCAGGAGGTGCTAGTAATGGCACATTATTGTTTTGTTGTGGTGGAAGAGCAGCATCAGGAAGAATTGATTCTAAAGAATATTTCACTATTGCATCAGCATCTACTGGAACAGATGCAGGGGACTTAGACAAAGCTAAAAGTGGGATAGCTGCAAGTAATGGAAACAGTAAATTTTTAATTGCAGGTGGATATGATGGTGGTTCAGGTAATGAAGATGTTATTGAATACCATACTTTTTCTACTTCAGCAGATTCTTCAAGTACTGGAACTTTAGGAGCAACAGACCAAGAAGGTTATATGATTTCGTCTGTTGCTAGAGCAGTTTATTTCAGAGGAAATAGTTCTTCTGCTGTGATGGAATTTATGACAGTTGCGTCAGAAGGAAACGCTTCAACTTTTGGAAATGCTACTGTTGCTAGAACGAGCATGAGTGGTTGGAGTGATGGAACTAGAGGTGAATTTGCAGGTGGAGACAATGAAGGTGGGTCATCAACAAACGGCTCTAACGTTATAGATAAGATTACAATAGCATCTGAAGATGATGCTGCTGATGTAGGGGACTTAGTTACAATTTCAGCAGATGGTGGAGGGCTTTCAGGAACATGAACGAACTAGCCCAAATACAAAATTCTATTAGAGGGATGGCAACTATTACTTCTGACAAAATTCAGAAAATTTCTGAACGCATGGTTGAGATGGAACGAGCCAATAATTCTTTAGGTAGAAAGAATACACAGACTACTAATCAGTTAATGACTCTTACCATGCTTACAGATAGTCCTTATAGAAGATTAAGGCAATGCCTTGCACAGATAGAACGCAAAAAAGAAGCATTGAGAGATGCTTATTTTAAGCACCAAAAATTAGAAGTACAAATTAAAGAATGGGAAGAAGAGGATACAGAGCTTTCTCGCATAAACATTGCTGAAGCAAGAGCTGGTATGGAAGCATCAAAGATTTATATAGAAGGTGCGTTAAAAGAGATTGCTATCTTTCAAGAAGCATACGAAGAAATACGAAAGAACAATAATATTCCTGTGTTATGGGATGAGGAAGATGCAGAGTTAGATGAGATAAGACATCACATTAGGCAAGCCTTTAGGCAATCCCACAGAGACATGGTGCTTACAGGGAGTATTACTCAGGGTAATGCTGAGTATTTAGAACAGTACGGCATACACCTACAAACTGCTCGCAATTATATTAAACAATACATAGACCAATGCGAAGGATTAATTGCAGAAAAAGCATACCCATCTATAGACCATTTGTATGAGTTTTTAGATAAATGTGTAGAAACATTTGGGGAAGAGTACATAAAAACAATGAACCATATTGGTATTACTGAATTAGTCAGAAGTGAATGGTTGTTTAAAAATGGAGTTAATAAGTAATGGCAATAATTAAATACAGTTTTGTAAATGGAGAACATGGAAATAGAAGACCATCAGGTTTATCTGACCATGGCTATTTTCATCATTTAGTTGATGATACTTGGATTGGAGTGGGGTCAGGAGTTGGAACTGAATTGACAGTGGCACAACTTAAAACATATGTAAAAGATGTTAGAGACAACGACCCTGCTATGGCTTATGAGGAGAATTGTCCACTTGCTCCGGGGTCAGGCACTCATGTATGGAGAGACTACACAGATGCAGAAATAGACACGATGGTAGATGACTGGTGTTCAGCAAGGGGTATCTCATGACGCAAGACATAAAAGTAAAAGATGAGGACATACAGGAATTACTAAAACAATTTCCTGCTGTTCAGAAAGAACTCACGATTATTGCTCAACGAAGAATCATTCGTGAATTAGAACTAGCAAACGAACATCTAATTAAACAGAAAGCAAACATAAAAGAGGTAAAGGTGAGCTAATGCCAACGACTACATGGTCATCAATGCGCCAAGACATTTTACGTCCTCTTGGTCTAATAACAGGATCTACAACTACTAACATAAGTAATGGTAATTCAAATGTTCTGGACACTAAATTAACAGACAGATTCCCTGTCGATGATTATTTTAAAAACAGGTTTTTTGTACACATAACATCAGGCAATAACGCAGGTACTATAAGAAGAGTTACAGGCTATACACAGTCTTCAGGAACTGTAGCAGCAGCAGGAGCTAATTGGAGTAGTAACGAATCAGGGTCAGTGACTTTTGAATTGTCGAACATACACCCTGACGATGTAAAAGAGGCCTATAACGAGGCAAGGGAAATCGTATTCCCTAACATATCAATTATCAGAGATTTAGAAAGTATTGTTACAGGCCTAGATCAGTACACATACACAGTTCCATCGAGTATCAGATTGATAGACAGAGTGTACAGAGGAAACAGAAGAAACGCTGACTCCAACGACAACCTTCTACTTAATGGTGATTTTGAGGATTGGAGTAGTACAACGGCTTGTGATAACTGGTCTGTAACAGGTGGTGGAGCGTCAATGAATCAGGAAGCTCAGACCAATAACCCTGAAAACTATGCAGTATTACATGGAGACAATTCCTTGAGATTAGTTGTTCCGGATTCTACGGCAGTAACTTTAGTGCAAACTTTTGATAGTACAAGCAGTAACTATACGGCTGTTGCCACACAAGGTGTGGAGGCTAATTTAGGAGCTTGGGTGTATTGCACAACTGCATCTCGTGTATCTCTTACTATAGATGGAGCTGTTCAATCTGAAACACATGGTGGGACAGGTTGGGAGTGGATGAAAGGCAGTCAGATAACTACTCAGAATGACACAGAATTTCAGGTAGGTTTATCGATTTCTTCAGGTGGTGCAATAGCAGTCTATGTAGATGAGGTTTGGTTAAGTTTAGGTCAGTCAGAAATAACAGAAATACCCTATTTGGAATTGAGGAATTGGGATCATGTACCACCTGTAGCAGGAGCTAGTAATGGTGGAGTAATCAGATTCCAGGAAACACTTCCTGACAAATACAGAATAAGAATTGTGGGCCGAGATATTCTCACAGCAGCATCAGCAGACTCTACAACGATAGAGATAGATGGCGAACTACTACATCCTGTATACGACAAAGTAAGACAACTTCTGTGTTTACGCATGGCTGCAGGAGATCCCAACAGTAATTGGACAGAGATGGCTAGGCAATATGAGGCTAGCTATGTGAGAGCTGTAGAAGGAGATTTGGTCGGAGTTAACGCACCCCCAGTAGCAATTCCAAGAATGGTGTTCTAATGGCATTAGATGTTGAAATAAATTCTAAACAGTATTCATTACTACCTGACAGGGAGAACAATAAAGTTGTCTCCAGACCTGTTCAGCAATTCGTTCAGAGTCAGAAAACCACAGGGAGAACAAGACCTGAAGATGTAGCTAATTACGAGTCTTTTATTATTCCAAATTTAATGAATGGATTTGGCAGAGCAAGAATTAATTCTGATGTGGCGTTTGACCCATCTGAGTACAGACGATTCTTTGATTCAACCTGTGATACCAGGTGGGCAGACAGAATTTATTTACCTGTACTGTCAGAATCAGCTACTGCTACAAACTTAGATATAGCGAGAGCTAGTGCTGAGTTTAAAGGCGAGACAAATGTCTTGTTTGAATCGGCAGGAAATGTAGTCAACAGACAATTTACAGGAGCTAGCGACACTTGGGAGAATGGTGGAACTGTAAACGACCCATACAAAAGCGTTAATAGTGACACGAGTAATACAGGTGCAACTACATTTACTGTGACTCATACTACAGTCGGTGCTAACAGATGTTTAGTTGCTGTAGTAATGGCAGATCAACAGTTTAACACTCCATCATCGATAACCTATAACAGCGTAGCTATGACAAAAGCAGAAGAGCTTGTGGGTGCAGGTGCAGGTGGACTATCTGTAGCAGTTTACTACTTGGTAAATCCCACATTAGGTTCTAATACTTTTTCTGTAACTACAGCTAGATCAGCAGGTGGAAACTTTGTGTCTGGCGATTATTACCAGATTCATTTGATAAACCTTACAGGTATAGATCAGGATTCCCCACTCAGAAATGCAGAAACAACTACTACTACAAGTGGTAGTGCAGCATCATCAATTACAGATGACATAACAACAGTAGCTGGAGACATTGTTATTTCAGCATTAGCTGTAGAAGATGGTCCTACTATTACAGTAGGAGCGAATCAAACAGAGATAGTCGATTTTGTAGATGCTAGCAACCATAGTCAAAATATTTCTACAGAGACAGCTACTACAACCACAACAACTATGAGTTACAGTTTCGGTGCGTCTGAAATTGCACGAATGGTAACTGCTGCCTTCACTCCTAACAGAGCAGGTGATGAAGCATCTGTCGCATTAGACATGATTACCCACAAAAACAAACTGATTGCCATGACAGCAGAAGATCAGAGTCATTTAGTTTATACATCGTCAGATGGTGCAACATGGACTCCTTCGACTACTCAACCAACAGCAAGTCTTTTACTGAACGACATCACTTCAGATGAGGACATTGACGCAGGACTACTTGTTGAAATTGGTGGTGATCTCGTTGCATTGGTATGGCATGAGGACAATGGAACTATCACGGCGTTCACATCTACAAATGGTGGAACTGCATTCAGTGATGAGTCCAACTTTGATATAGGTTCAGCTAATGGCCCACAGGGAGCTGTTGTCTATCCTGACATTGATGGAAGTAACAAGATTTATTTAGGTACGGCAGAGGGGCTATATATAGTAGATACCTCTCCTTCAGACTGGACATTTGAACTAGTATTTCCAATGAATCACTCTACTGATAACTGTAGAAGAATGACTGTACATGAGGGTAGCATTTGGTTTGCTCAGGGTGTTGATGACGACTCCCCTGCACCAATTTACAAACTTACTGTACAGGGTAACTCCAGGATTATTGAATCAGGATTTGGATTGTCATTCGGAGATGGTGTTCCAAGTAATTTACTAGGGCCTGTCAGGTGGATGAAGAGTACAGGTGACCAATTATTTATTTCTGTAGGGGGTGGTGATTCAAATAGGAATGCACGAATCCTATGTTGGAATAGTACAGGTTGGCATCACATGACCAAGTTCGGAACTGCCAACAATAAAATTAATTGGATGACTGTAGGTTCTGGTGACGATGGCGTACCAAGATTGCACTATGGTGTAAAAACAAGTGCATCAGGATCTTCATTCAAGTTCCTTGAGCAACCTTTGGTTAACCCAAGATCAGGTGTGACAATTAAACGAGAGGAATTAACTTCTCATTCAGGAACCATAGAATTACCATTTTTTGATTTTGGTATTCCACATGAAAACAAAGCATTTCTAGCTGCTCATGTATCGGCAGATGATTTAACTTCTGACGAGAAAGTAGAGATTTTTTACGGCATAAATGGTGCTGAGGATTTAGACCAAGACCTTGGAGATTTTACATCTTCAGTTTCTAAATTATTGTTTGCTTCAGGAGCAGGTATAAGTGCTAAAAACATTGGGATACTTGTGAAATTAGACAGGGGTGGTACTAATACACTAACTCCTAAAATCAGAGACATTACTTTAGAGGGATATGTTGTTCCAGGACTAGCTCAGGAACATCGTATGACCATCGATATAGATGCTACTGCTCGAGACACAGGCCAATCAATAGAGACAGTAATTTCAAACTTGGAAACACTACTGGGTTCTGTTGTTCAGACTCAATTCAAATTTGGTCAGGTCGATAAGTATGTGTCAGTAGACAGAGAGAGATCAACATTCAATTTTGGTATAGACGCTTGGGAAGCATCAGGTGCGCCAAACGCTTTATCAGAAAGAACAGGAACATTCAGTTTAGTCCTAATAGAAAAGGTAGTTTCATAAGGAGAACACTATGGCAATTATGAAAGAAGGCAGAGTGCCTGCAGCACAAATGGTAAAAGATGATGCAGCGCAGGAAAGAGCGTTACATCGCCTGTCTCAGATTATGAACGAACTTCTTCAAAGGCATGAGTACCCAGAAGATGTAGTCAAGATTGTTCAGGGTGCTGCGCAATCATGGATGAAAGATTGGAAGGCTAAAAATGTAGGTAAAGGCAAAGATAGCTTTGCTGAATTTATGAACTCAGGTCTTACTGGGTTTGGCAACAGCAATGGAGTTGCATTACTGAAAATGAAGAGAAGAAGAAGTCAGGCTCAGATTACTAAATCAGGGAGGACATAATGAAATCTAGATTAGATAAGGTCTTATTCAGAATCTTAGGTAAGGATGTTACTTTTCCACCTGAGAACTACAAGCTCCCAGCTTTCATCAAAGTAATCTCTAAAATTTTCAGTTATGTATTCACAATCGCACTTTTATTATTAGGTGCTGTCGGACTAGTGTCAGCGTACTTAAATCCTTTCACTTACCTATTACCCTATGTGGATAACTGTTATTCATACTTAGGTGTGACGGCTTGTGGAGCTGAAACTTCTTTAATTCAATTAGAGAGTTTATCCACAACCTTGTACCACAATATGTTGTATACGCTAGTTGGTTCTATAGCTATGCTTACTATAGGTCTACTACAGCCTGAAGCTAGAAGAACTTACTTCTCTCTACCAAGAAAAACCATTCAAACATACAGAGCAATGGTTATTGGACGAGATTGGGTGATAGCAAAAATTGAATATCTAAATAGTGAATCAGGTAAATGGCGAAGAATTTTCACTATACTGCGTTCTCCTTATTCATTATTAAGAAGTTTTGGATTAAACCCACAAATGGCTATTGGAGTATTGGCGTTAGGTTCAACAGCAGGAACAGGAGTTGTAGTTAACGAAACTGTGTTTGCTGACAAATCCTTCTTTCGTGGGGACGCAGGGGTATATTCGGCACCTCGTGATACTCCTTTAGACTTAACAGCTAAGAATGTTACAGAGGAAATAGAAAAAGTATTAAAGACAGAACAGAATACTTTAGCTATTACTTTAGGAACTGTACCAGTACGAGAAATCAAGATTGAAAACGTATCTGTAGGGGAAATCTACAAAGGTTCATCAGGAAATGACGCAGGAAATAGTTCTGCTATTCCAAGCACTTGTGATGCTACAAATCCTGCCAAAACAGGGAACGCAAAGTGTCCTGCAATACTAGTATCAGGTATACCTGCTAATGCGGATGTAAACCCTGCAATCGTAGCAACAAGATTACGAATTGCTGAGATGAATTTGTCTCGTAGCAGATGTAAGGAAATTATCTTTGAAGATGTAGATGCTCACTCAATAGACATCTCGTACAACTCTGCTGATGGTATTTCTATTTACCAACAAGCAGGAACTGCACCTCGT